TTTAAATGACATTGGTGATATTAACGGTAAACCAAATACTTTTTATGAAACTGCTAAAGAAGCCTACGAACATAGACAAAACGTTGATGGCTTAAAACAATCTTTAAAAACAAAAAAAGAAGAAACTGATCCATACGAAGCACAAATCAAAGATTTAACAGATAGTGCTGTACAAGAAGTTGATTGGAATACTGTAAACGAACTTACAAATTACAAAGAGCATCAGGACTTTTTGTTAAAATTACTTACAAATAAAGACTCATTTATACGTAAGAAAATTATTGATCAGAACTTAGCATATCTAAACAATAGACTTACATATTATCTTGACAAATTAGGCTTACCACATCAAGTAGAATTCCAAAACGATCTAAGTGTAATGATTACACAACTAGGCCAAGACTTAGATTTTGATAATCTGTCGCGTGGCGAACGCAACAGACTTATACTTGGTATGAGTTTTGCATTCCGTGATGTTTGGGAAAGTCTGTATCAAAATATTAATCTTTTGTTTATCGACGAGTTGATAGATAGCGGTATGGACACTTCAGGCGTTGAAGGATCTCTTGCTGTTATTAAGAAAATGGGCAGAGAAAGAGAAAAAAATGTATTCTTAATCTCACACAAAGATGAATTAATAGGTCGTGTTAACCATGTAATGAAAGTTATCAAAGAAAACGGCTTTACTTCATACGAAAACGATATTGATATTGTAGAATGATTGAAGACGACATACACGATCTATTGACTAAAGCATATATGAACTATTTCAAAGCAAACGAAAAGTTTGAAAAAAATAATTCAGTACGCACTCATAGAGAAGCAAGGAAGTGGTTGCGTGAAATACGCACCCTTGCTAAAAAACGTATGGACGAAATACACATAAAGCACACAACAACTAGGCAAACCAAGACCGACATAGGCAAAAAATAGGCTCCGGTAAGTAAGTTCATGCAATGGACTTACAAAGGTAAACAAGTAGATCAAATACCCGATGATATAGAAGGGTTTGTTTACCTAATTACCAATACAACTAATAATAAAAAATACATAGGCAAGAAACTAGCCAAATTCAAAACCACCAAACCACCACTCAAAGGCCGCAAAAACAAACGCAGAGGCAAGAAAGAATCAGATTGGAAAGACTATTGGGGATCCTCTGATAAACTATTAGCAGACGTAGAACAATTAGGCCAAGAAAAATTCACCAGAGAAATACTTTACTATTGCAAATCCAGAGGCGAAATGTCATACTTAGAGGCTAGAGAACAATTTGAACGCCGTGTATTAGAGACGGATGAGTATTATAACGGTATTATTAATGTAAGAGTTGGCGGTTCAAAGATTTTAAGAGAAAATTTAAAGGCACATCAGGACACTGTTTGATCTAGGTTGCTAGATCCACCTTGAGGACATGGACACCCATGTTCAGAATCTGGTGCAGTCCAACAGGCTGTATGCTACGAAAACCCCTTAGCACTAGGAACGAAGCGGGGGATAGCGCATTTTGCGTGATGTCGACGTAGGTTGGGAAAGGTCAGAGCCCAGTAGCATAGTCAAATACCTACTTCCATGTCTCGGCTGGGCGAACTCACATGAAGCTCTTGAGACGACGGGACCGCTACTAGGTTCCGTCTGACTGAAACAATCTACATGAAACGTTAAGTGCTTCGCACTTATTATATACAAATAAATAGTTTGAGCGTAAGCGAAAACTTGTTTCTACGAAGTAGAAACACTTAACAGCATAAATACATACATTAAAGCTAGGAACAAATACATGCGAGTAACAGAAATAACAAGTTCTGATAATTTACAAGAAGCACCTGCTGGATTTATCAAACAAGGACTTAAGAAATTAGGTGCAAAAGCCGCTGGTGCTGTTGGTATGAAAGGCACAGCCGCTGGATTATCTCAAAGTGCTGATACAGGTGATCAAGCAAATCAATTAAAAGTAGATCTTAAAGGGTATTTAGGTGGCATTGGTGGTAATATTAAACAATTAGATGCACAAGATCTTAAGGCATTCCTAGCAAGCAAAAAAATGCCTACCAACATGGTTCCTGCAACTGGTGTTGTTCCTCCTAAAGATATTGATAACATTTTATTAAAAACAATACAGCAAAGTAAAAAAGCAAAAGGTGCGCCTCCTGTAGGTTCTTCACCTAGCGGTACTGCATCTGCTCCTGGCGGAGCTCCTGCTGACGCAGGCGGAGGGCAACAATCACAGGGTGGTGGAACTGCACCTGAACCTAATACTGCAAACGCTGATAATACCGGAAAAGTAATTCCAATGAAAAAACCTGGAGCTCAAGGTGGAGCAACTGAGATTCCACCAAATATACAAAAACAATTAGATGCGCTATCGCCTACAGAAAAACAAGTATTGGCAGGACTAATATAATGAAACTAACAGAAGTAACAGCATACAAATCTAAAACAGCAACTATCTTAAAAGAAAGTTATCAAGATCTAACAGAAAGCCAAGTTATCTATCTTAACAGATGGGAAAAAGAATTATGGCCTTTAGTTGAACAGTATGTAGCAGAAGCTTCTGCAACACTAACTCCTGATCAAATCCAAGACATATTTAAAGGTGCAGAAAGCGTAGCAGATGCTAGTGGTGCAAATAAAAATGCACTAGGCAAAGCCGCCGGCGCTGTTGGCGCGGCCGCTAAGTTACCTGTTGATATGGCAAAGGCGGTAGATAAAAAAATTAATGAACTAGGCAAAGCGGCACAAAATGCTGGACCAGTTAAAAATGCAGATCAAAAATTTGAACAACTTAAAAAAGATATTATGTCTAAAAATTCAGACAGTAAGATTGTTCAAGGTATTGTAAAAGTAAGTGATTGGGCAAAAGCAAATCCAGGTAAAGCAAGTATTGCAGTTGGTATCCTAACAGCTATTGCGGCTTTCGCAGGCGGACCAATGGGCGGTGCGGCCGCTGGTTTGATTCTACGTTCTACAAATGAATTATTAAAAGGTGAAAAACTATCTAGCGCAGTTGGTAAGTCAATTAAAACTGCCGCTTACGGTGCTATTGCTGGTTGGGCATTAGACGGACTTGGCGATTGGTTAGAAGGACTACGTATGGATGTAGTTCCATATGATAAAGCACCAGGGCTTACAACATTAGAAGTAGGATTTAAAGACACACTTAGTTATCCAGGATTTGAAAGTGTTAGAGATCTTGGTAGTATGGTTGTTCCAGAAGATCAAGTTGGCGAATTTACAAAACTTCTTAATGCAATGAAAGATGCAACAGCAGGAACAGGTACTACTTCGGATCCTGCGGCACTAAATGCGTTTGACGAGTTATGGAATTTTGCAAAAACATTTGACAAAGCAGAGTTTCTTGACAACATGAATCTGCAAAATGATATTGCAAAAAATATTGCTCTTGCTAATGATCAATTCTTACAAAACCTGTCTACAGCAAACGATGCGATTGCGGCAGTTGCACAAGGTAGTATTCAAGGTGCAGGAGAAAAAGGCGCATTTAAAATTGGTGGCGATGAAGTTAAACCAGGTGATATTGTAGACAGCAAAGCAGGCAATAAAAAAGTTGCTGGAGTTGACGGTAAAGCAACAGCAGTTGACCCAACTGATTTAAAAGGTAGAGTTGACATTGCCAATGCGGCAGGTGAATCACTTGACTTTTCAAATGATATGGAAGTGTTGTTTGATGAATGGCTACGTGAAGCACCAAAACTAAGTAACCCGGGCGGACTAGGTGCAAGAATTAAAAGCGGTTTAGGCAAAGCCGCAAGTGCAGTCGGTGGCGCAGTTAAAAAAGGTGCTAAAGAATTAACATCAAATGTAACAGCGGCCAAACTAAATTCACAGTGGAAGAAGATGGGAGAACCTACTGACGCAGGTTCAATTTACAATTTGCTTACATCTTTTGGAATGGATGATGCAATGGTCCAACAAATTGCAACAGGTGCAAAGGTAGAACTTAAACCAGCAGGTGATGCTAAAACAGTAACTACTGCTCCAGGCAAACCAGAAGGTGCTACAGCAACAGGTAATGATTCTGATGCGGCTGTTACACCAGGATCAAATCTACAGCCAGGCGATACATTTGACATTAAAGGCCAAACATATACATGGCGAGGCAAAGTTTGGGATGATCCAAAAAATAAACCTATAAGTATTGCTGATGCGGCTAAATTAGGATTACCTAATCCTAAATGGGAAGCAATTAAAGACTTTGCACAGAAAAATCCAGAAGTAGCTAAACTAATAAAAGATCAATTATTATCTAAAGGTGTAAAACCAGGGACTAAAGATGCTCAAATTGCTAAAACAGCAGGAGCAAAAGGAACTGAAAAACTTAAAGCCGCGGTTTAAAAATACGGTAATTTACTTTCTTTAGTAATTTTCATATTTTCTTCGATGATTTTTGCAATTATTTCTCTATCCATATAGTCAATAGCATACGCTTCGTCAAGCGTTAAGCCACCTCTCATATGCCAACAAAGTTTAAACGTATCATGTTTTACTTGTTTAACCCTGTCGTCTAGGACCTTAACCTCTTGCAAAATACGCTCAAGAGGCCAGGTTAAGATCCTCATGCGAAAAAATTTGATTGATCAAAAACAATCGGCACATCATATGTTGCTGGTGCACCTGCTTTGATTTCTTCCGGTGTACTTTCTACTTTGAAAGGTTTAGTTGTAAATTTATCTTTTAATGCTTCAATATGTTTTTTAATAGCATTGTATACTTTTGCATCAGCATTTTCTACAAACTCTCTAATATGAGCAGGATTCTTTACAGGATCTTCCTCCATATATTGTATTGCATTAATACTGTCACAAATCATATTAATGTTTATATCAGTCATTGCTTTAAAAGAAGTTTGAAACTTAGCAAGTTTTTCTTCAGCCTTCATATCTTCACTGTTAACTGTTTGCAACAAACGCTGTTCTTCAAAAGTTTTCATTGCTACTTGTGTAAAAGTTTTATAAGGCATTGGTTTAATTTGTACTAAAAAATCACCTGCTTGTAAAACATCTTCATATTTTGCTGATTGATATTTGTCTAATAGAGTACGTAAATCTAAATCAAACGCTTTTTCAATCGGCGGAGTTGTGTTTGGAACTTTAGTGTTCATGCTCATTTTTTCACCATAGGTTGCTACTCGAATTGCAATTAATAAGCAATCAAGATCAATACTAGGTGTTTGCCAAGCATCTTTAATATTAGGTACACAACTTTGTAAAACATCTACAGTACTTTGCCCGTTAAGCAATGCATCTGGTGTAGACATAGTTATCTCATCCTTTGCAGTCATTGCATAGATTGGCAACTGGCCGTTTTCAGGATAATCAATTGAACCTTCTTTCCAATACTTTCCCTTACTTGGTAGATCGATATAAATTTTAGGTTGTCTAAAATGTTTCGCAAGAGGGTTTTGGCCTAGAGGTTGTATAGGTTTCATTTCCATATTATCTGACATGTTTATTCTCCTGCTAAATACATAGTGTATCAGCACTCGTATTTATAGGACACAATTAAGTGAGTATATAATAAATGGCAGTAACAATTGACATTCCAGGCGTCGGTAATGTAGAAGCAGTAAATGCGGCTCAAGATTCGACTTTACAAGAAATACTTAAAGCTCTAAAAGGTAAAGGCGGCGGTGCCGGCGGTGCCGGTGGTGCCGGTGGTGCAGGTGGTGCAGGTGCCGCGGCAGGGCAAGCTGGTAAAAATATTGAAAATTTAGGTAGTGAAGCTAAAGATGCCGCTAAAGATGTATTTTCTTTAGGTGATGCCGCTGTTCATGTTGAACAAATGATGCAAAGCCTTGTACTAGGTGGCCTTTCAGCTATGGCTAGTGGCGCTGTTAGTTTCGGTAAGGAACTACTAATGGGCGGAAATAGACTTACTGATCTTGCAAGTTCAATACCATTAGTTGGGGATTATTTAGGTGCTTTAGCAAGTGTATTAGATTCACAAGTTGACACATTTAGACAACTATCAGCAACAGGTGCTAGTTTTGGTAATAATATGTTTGAGATGAGCAGAGTAGCGGCTACTTCAGGAATGGCTCTAGAACGTTTTGCAGGATTTGTCGGAGAACATGCAAAAACTATGTCACTGTTTGGAGCAAGCACAACTGAAGGTGTAAAACGTTTTGCAATCCTCTCTAAAGGACTTAGAACTGGTAGAATTGGTGAACAACTGATGGCTATGGGTTATAGTATGGACGGTATTAATGAAGGTCTTGTAAACTATACAGAAGAAATGGCAAGATCAGGCCGATTAGAAGGTATGAGTAACACCCAATTGATTAATGGAGCTCAAAACTATCTACAAGAAATGGATAAACTTGCAAAAGTTACTGGTAGAAACAGAGAAGAATTAGAACGTGCAAGACAAGGTTTACTCGATGATGCAAGAACACGTATGCATGCCAATACTCTTGAAGGAGATGCTAGAGAAAACTTCTTAAACAATATGACAATGTTGAATACTACAATGCCTGGTATGGCCGGTGCATTAGATGACTTACGTGACGGTGTAGCACAAACCGACGAAGGTATTGCACTTGTAAACATATTAGGTGACGAAGCATATGAGATTGCAGAAAAATTAGCTAATGGTGCTGACCCTGCTGAATTCCAAAACGCTCTTGCCGCGGCAGGACCAAGAATTGAAGAATTTGTTGGATCATCAGATCCAGATGTTATTGCGGCATTCTTGACAAGTATTAAAGATACTCAACCTGCATTATATTCTGTTTTAAGTGCAGGTGCAGAAATTAATAGACTTACACAAAAGAATAATGAAATAACTGAAGAAGAACAAAGACGTAGAGAAAATCTTACAAGTTTTATGACAGGCTTAGAACAAGCAATTGAAGGCTTCAGGGCAAAACTAAAAGAGTATTTCTTAGACAGTCCAGTGTTTGAGCAAATTATGGGAATGTTTGAAGACCTTACAGGCCCTGGTGATGGATTAAATGAACTATTTGAAAAAATGAAGCCTACACTTGATAGTTTAATGGAAAGTTTATCAGGTTTCTTAACTGCGTTTATGAATGACCCAACCAAAGCACTTGAAGATCTTGGTGCCAGTGTTATGCAATGGATCGGCGATGGATTAAAAAGTTTATTTTCAAGTATGTTGCCTGCAATGGGTCCTACTATTGCAAAAGCAATACTTGGAGTTATATTAGGACTTGCACTAGGAGTTATTGCAGGACCGTTTACATTAATTGGTGCGGCACTGATGGGTATATTTGGTGTTGATTTTATAATGGGATTACTCGGCGGTGCATGGGATATGATTAAAGGTATGTTTGTATGGATAGCAGATGGATTTAGTATGCTATGGGAAGGAATACAACCTGTAATTACATTCTTGTCAGATACTGTAATGACAGTATTTGGATGGATAGGAGATTATTTTACTACTATTTGGGAATTTGTACAACCCGCAGTTGAAACAATATGGAATGTATTCTCAACAATGTTCGGATGGATAGGCGATACATTCGGATGGATATGGGATAAGGTAAAAGGACCTATAAACTTTATATATGATACTCTTTCAGGAATGTTTGGATGGGTAGGTGACACAGCAGGATGGATTTATGGAAAAATCAAAGCTCTTAATCCGTTTAGTTGGTTTGGTAGCGACGACGACGAAGACGAAGCTGAAGAGCAAATAGCTCAAAGACAAACAGAAGAAACAGGTGTAGTTTCACAAAGACCCGACACAGCAGAAGTTACGCCATTTAATACACCGTCAGTTCCAGATACTGCTAGAATGATGGCAGAATTTACTCCTGAAGAACTGTCTACAGTTGGTGATGCTATGACAAATGTAGCATCAAATGTAGGCGAATTAAGCACACAACTAGGCGATATCCGCAACTTTACTCAAAACCAGAACAGAACAAACGATCTTATAATTGCGTTAAATACTACGATGACCGAAGTTGCCGAATTATTAGAAGAAAATAACAGCCTTACAAAAGGCACAAGAAATGCTATTGCTGAAAATGGCGACATGATGGTAGGATAATTTAATGAGCTGGAAAAGATACTTTACAGAAGTGCAAGCAGGACAATCAAGTCCGTTAGGATCGGGAAACAATCAACCAGGACCGGCTAGAACGAATTATTCATCATATCTTCCTGATGTATATGTAGGAGCACCTAATCGTATCGAACGTTACGGACAATATAACGTAATGGATAACGATTCAGAAGTAAATGCCGCTTTAGATATTCTTTCAGAATTTTGTACCCAATTTAATAAAACAAATAAAACAAATTTTATTTTAGATTTTAAAAAAGATGCTACTAATTCAGAAATTAAAATTTTAGAAAACTATCTACAACAGTGGACTAAAATGAATGACTTTGAAACACGTATGTTTAGAATTGTGCGTAACGTTTTTAAGTATGGCGATCAATTTTTTATTAGAGATCCAGAAACTAAAAAATGGTTTCATGTTGATCCTGCAAAAGTTTCAAGAATTATTGTTAATGAAAGCGAAGGCAAAAAACCAGAACAATATATTGTAAAAGATATTAATTTTAATTTTAAAGATAAAGTAGCAACTACTCCATTTCAAACCAACGGCAATGTAACAGGCGGCGGAGACGGATACCTACAAGGTGGAGTCCGTGGAATGGTAGGCAATACTAATACTGGTGCTACTGGAAGTGCCGGCAGATTTGCAATGGACAAAGAACACGAAATTGCTGTCGATGCAGAACATATGGTTCATTTAAGTTTGTCTGAAGGATTAGATAACAATCATCCATTTGGTAATTCATTACTTGAAAGCATTTTTAAAGTATATAAACAAAAAGAATTGCTTGAAGACGCTATTATTATTTACAGAACACAAAGAGCACCAGAGCGCAGAGTATTCTACGTTGATGTGGGCAACATGCCTTCACACCTTGCAATGCAGTTTGTGGAGCGTGTTAAAACGGAAATTCATCAAAGACGAATCCCATCGAAGACAGGCGGAGGCACATCTGTTATAGACAGTTCTTATAATCCGTTGTCAACCAACGAAGACTACTTCTTTCCACAAACAGCAGAAGGACGTGGATCTAAAGTTGAAACTCTACCAGGTGGTACTAACTTAGGTGAAATTGACGACTTAAAATATTTTACTAACAAACTTATTAGAGGTTTGCGTATTCCAAGTAGTTACTTACCAACAGCGGCACAAGATGAAGGCCAAAGTCAATATAACGACGGTAGAGTTGGAACAGCATATATTCAAGAATTACGTTTTAATCAATATTGTATGCGTTTACAAGGACTACTTATAGAAGTATTCAACCAAGAATTTAAACGTTATCTAATGGAAAAAGGTGTTAACATTGATGTTAGCATGTTTGATGTTAGTTTTCAACCACCACAAAACTTTGCAAGTTATAGACAGAGTGAATTAGATAATACTCGTGTACCTACATTTACGCAAATGATGGCTGTACCTTATGTTTCAAACAGATTTGCACTAGAAAGATTTTTAGGATTATCTAAAGAAGAGATTGCACACAACGAAAGATTGTGGAGAGAAGAAAATGATGAAACTTTACAACAACCACCTACTGATGCAAGTGCAGAAATGCGTACAGCAGGAGTAAGTGGAGCAGGTATAGCAGATGATTTAGGCGGCTTAGAAGATGAAGCACCAGAAGGTGAAGCAGGCGCCGCGGCGGCTGGAGAAGGAACTCCGCCAGATACAGTAACTGAACCAGCACCAGGAGGAGATGCCGGAGCAACTCAGCAAACGGTATAAATACAATATGAACTTACGAGAATTTTTTTACTTTGATAAACAAAATTTAGATCCTATTGAAGATAAAGGATATGATCCATTATCAGATGAATCTCCAATGGATTATGATGATACACGTAAAACACGTCTTAGTTTACGTATGATAAACAAAGCTCGTAAAGCGTCAGAATTACACAACGAAGAAAACGAAAAAGAATTATTTTTTGTTAGACAAATGTATGGTCTAGCCGCGAACGCTGAACCAGGAGTGTAATTTGTCTGTAGCGTTTGTCGTAGGTAACGGCAAAAGTCGTGAACCAATTAATCTAAAAGAAATTAAACCATTTGGAAAGGTATACGCATGTAATGCAGTTTACCGTTCCTTTCGTCCGCACTACTTAATTGCAGTAGATGTAAAAATGATCTTAGAGATCACACAGCATAGATGGCAATTAGATAATGAAGTATGGACTAATCCTAATCGTACATTTAATAGTATACCAAATTTAAAGTTGTTTAACCCATCTAAAGGCTGGAGTAGCGGACCTACAGCCTTATGGATGGCTAGTCATATGCATGGATACGATGAAATATACATTTTAGGATTTGACTATAGAGGAGCAAAAGACAAAAACGGAGAATATAAACGTGTAAACAATATGTTTGCAGATACTCAAAACTATAAAAAAAGTCATGATCCTGCAACATATTTTGGAAATTGGGAGAGACAAACATTAACTACTATTAAAAGTCATCCTGAAACGAGATATATAAGAGTAGTTGAGGAGGGAGAAACATTTTTACCAAATTCGCTAAAAGATCTTCCTAATTTAAGTCAACAAACTGTGTCAGAATTTAAAAAATTCTGGCAGATTTCTTAACATCTCTTCAAAACGAGTCGTTTTGAGCCTATTATCCACATATATTTTCCCAAAAAAGTAAATATGTTTACAGCCTTACGAACTTAAAAGGAGAAAACCATGGCAGATATCAATAAAATTGAAGCAATGCTTGAAAAACTCGTAAACGAGGATAAAGCAGGTGCTGAAGAACTATTTCACGAATATGTGATAGAAAAATCAAGAGAAATTTACGAAAACCTACTAGAAGACGATCTAGATGGAATCGAAGAAGCATCTAAAGATGACGACAAGGATGTTGACGAAGCATCTAAAGATGACGACAAAGACGTTGAAGAAGCATCTAAAGATGATGAAGATGATGATAAAGT